GCTGGTGGCTTTTACACCACCAACCCTGCAGGTTGATTCTGTTTCCAAGTCCAACCTACAAAACTCAGATCATGCCGCTAGGGCAAGATCATAGATGTCATCATTAGATGCATTTACTTTTTTATGCTGATTACGTCAGTCATCTTTCGAGCGCACTTTGTCTATTACTTACCCTGTCGAAACTACGCACCCCCATAGATGACCCCAGCTGGTGCGCTTCTACGAGAGGCGTCTGGGGTACTTTAAATTGGTGGAGATGGGGGAGAGTCGCACTCCCCGTCCAGAATACCTTTACCTAAGTGTTTACGCTGTTATTCGATTACATTACCCAGAATTTCCCATCTTGCCCTCCCCAGCCCCCAAGGGTCCAAGGAATTTCAACACATGGTTTATTCTTTATTATAAAATGATACAATAAACATTCAAAGTCTATTATTTTTCCTAATTTTGGATTGTTAATATAGTAATCGTACATTAACGATAATGATTGATGAAAGTCATCTAGTAATTCTCTACCTACAGCATATGATGTACTAGGTGTCCAAAATAATTTTCCATTGTTTTTTAGCAGATCGGGATAACCCCACCAATCAAGCCAATCCCACGCCTGTGTTTCTTTTGAGATATACTTATTAATGTTTTCTTGATTCAAGAATGAGGAATCGAAACTTGTATAGAAATATCGACCATTAACTTTAATAAGGTAGTCATATTGTTTAATATCATTGATATAATTTTTTAAAAATAGCAATGTCGCGGCAGTTTCACATGTACCTTTTGAGGTATTAGTTCTGCTTAGATTTGTCATAACTGGATCTAGTTCTTCGGAGGAAATAACTTCTAAGTTATCAATATAACTCAAGTCATATCGAATTTGATCAACATTAGATCCTATCTCAAAAAGATATATCTTTGAAGTTGGAAATAACAATCGTATATTTGCAATAGTAAATTGCGTTTGTCTAAATCGTTCTTGCGAAGAAAACAAACTTCTAACGGGTGTATGTCCGAAGCCATTTGAATTATCAACATTTATTACAGAAGTAATAAAAAACGCAAGTCTCATTGTTATTCGATTTCCTTTTTTTCAAACATGTCTAACTCTGATCCGCAATGCGGGCATGACCAGTCTTCGTGAAGATCTTCAAATTTTCCATGTTGATATTCATCATAGACATAATCACAAATGCGACATACATGCGTTTCCATTATTATGCCGTCAGCGTTTCTGCGCCGATTTGGCGATTGCAAGCGCAGAGTTCTTTAGTCTGCAACGCATCAAGAATGCGCAGCGTCTCATCTGGGTTGCGCCCAACATCTAAATTATTCACGGTGACATGTTGAATTACATTGTCTGGATCAACGATGAACGTCGCGCGCAGAGCAGCACCATCAGTATAAGAGAACACACCAAGTTGTTGCGATAGACTTAGATCTGTGGATTCAAATCCTAGTCGCCACCCACTGCGCTGAGTATCTGCAAACATCCAACAGTTAGTTTCCTTGAGACCTGCGTGAGAATTCTTCCAAGCCAACTTACAGAATTCGTTATCAGTTGAACCAATCAGCAATACAGCATCACGATTCTTGAATTCTTCGTTCAAGTTATCATAGGCAATGATCTCAGTCGGGCAAACGAAAGTAAAGTCTTTCGGATAAAAGACGATAACCTTCCATTGACCGCCGAACGAGTTCTCATTAATCCCGAGGAATGCATCATCACCACCAAGTGCACCTGGCTTAACTCCAGTGACTAGAAACTTTTCAATTTTATTACCAACAGTCTTCATATAGTCAATCTCCAATTATCTTTCAGAAACTTGAACAGGAACATAGATATAATTGCAGCGATTCACAATACTTTGATCGCCGCGATAGTTTGTTACAATTTCTTGAACGCAACTATATGTACGTTGCATCCAAACACCATTAACAAGCACAGGTGCATCTGAAGAGATAACACGTGGCTGGTTTGCCTCGGCAACTTCATGAATAATAATCCCACCCACTATTGCGCCAGCAATAAATGGCCAAGGGTTGGTTCTGCTGCCGCGATCATAGTGATCGGAATAGCGATCAGGGGGATGACCGCGACGACCATCAGCCGAAGCAATAGTCGGAATGGCGGTGATCAGAGCAGCGGCAAGTACAATAATTGTTTTCATGGTTTGATTCCTTACTTATATTATACTACACCAAAAGCTCAGAGTCAATTGGTGCGACTTTTGCGTAATACTTATCAATGTAAGTTTGCAAATTATTCCTATGAATATTTAGCTCATCACCGCCAATTTTCAGAGTCTGGCAAAAGTTGGCGGTATCTACGCCGATCAACACGATAACTTGCGTGATCGGGATAGAAGTCATCTCAGTGAACATGTCAGCGTAGGCTGCACACTGCATAAAGTAACTGCCGATGTGCTCTTTCTTCTTGAGCCGAATAGAAGTCTTAAAGTCGATAACAGAGAGAACACCGTTATGCTCAGCAATACAGTCAACCGTTCCAGCCAGCTTCAACTTGTGAGAGAACATGCCAGTCTCAAGGCAGTGAATATTGTCGATCTTCTTGAGTTCTTCCTTCATGCGAACAAACAAAGTCTTGACGTTCGGCATCATCTGATGATCAGTCATGTCTTCATTGTTTAGATACTTCTCAATAGCAGCATGAACACCAGTGCCGCGAGTCGTCGCCGTGCGAGAGATCTGATTGGCTTTATCTTCACCAACTCGCTTGCGCCACTCCATGATTCCAGCCTTGCCATGTTCAGCAAGCACCGTAGTCACTGAGGCATACTTCTCACCTGTTGGGGTGACGTATCGCCGAGTGCCCTCAACCTCTTCGCGGAGAAGTTTAGGGAAGTTATGTCCAACGTGATTAAACATGATAAAGTAGTTCCATAATATCAAGAGCGCAATCGTTTTGCGGGATGTGCTTCACAACATGCAGATCAGGATTGAATCCTGGAATCAAAGCATAGCCACCCTTTGACTCGGAGGCAAGAAGATCGATCGCCGTGCGTACATCACGCCACATGTTATACCTGACAAGAGGCTCTTGACCAATAGAACGGCAGAGACTATCCCAACACATCTGGTCTAGCGAACCACGTGCCCATACAATCTGATTGGGTCCACCGTGTGCATTGATGTAAGAATTAATCTTAGCAATCCCTTCGGCTACAGAAAGATCATCAGGCTTTGCATAGAGAGACATTTCCTTTGCCATCTGAGACTGTTTGATCCACCATTCCTTGGTGCCAGTAGTGTCAACTCGACCCAAGTCTCGCTGTTCAATCGCATTGAACTTTACAAAGCAAGAGGTCATCACATAGCGATTGTATTCAGAGACCAAATTTTCAGTAGAGCGATCTTCGATTGCATCAGAGAAATCGAAGTAAGTAATCGCGGCTGAAAGAACCACACTAGTTGATTCAGTGCCAAGCGTTTCTAGATCAAACATCATCATATTATAGTATTCCTTTCATCATAGGCGACATAGTCTATTATACTCTAGTCAAGAGCAAAAGTCAAGTATTTTGTTGCGACTCAAATTTGTCAACGGCAATCAGAAAGTCTTTTACAAGACTTGAGCGCACAATATCATCAGTGGTAAACTCTACGCTTGTAAAGGAAGGCATCGTCTTGGCGATCTCGTGGAACTTCCACAGCCCAGACTTGTCACCTTGCTTGCGGTATAGGTCAGTCTGCCTGTAGTCACCACAAAAAATAATTTTTGAACGATAACCAACTCTTGTCATGATTGTTGATAGTTCTTCCCAGTTCATGTTCTGGCATTCGTCTACAATAATAATTGAATCATCAAAGGACATACCGCGAATGAAACTTGTAGAGATGAATTCAATCTTACCTGCATCCTTTAGACCTTCGTACGCATCTCGACGATTGAACAACGTATGGAAGATTTGCATATAAGGCTGTTCATAAAGGCTCATCTTTTCTTCTAGCGATCCAGGCGTAAAGCCGACATCGCGAGACTGAACAGCAGAACGAACAATAACAACACGCTTAAAGGAACTGTTCTTGTCATAAACTTCTTCGATCGCTTTATAGCAAGCAATAAAAGACTTTCCTGTACCAGCAGAACCAGTAAGCATAAGGAAATAATCACCACGTGTATAGGCATCAAAGAACTTCTTTTGGTTTTCTGTTAGTGGAGAGAATGTTTTAAGTTCAGAAGGTTTTACTCTATGTGGAGCATTAGTTCGCGGAGTCGGTTCGCCTTCTACTTCTATGATCGTATTGCTTGCTGTTTTTCTTTTATTTGACATTGGCAACCTCACTCAGCGGCGTGCAGCAGCCACTTTGTTTTTGTGTTTTTCTAGGACTTTATCAGTCTTGATACGCTTGGAATCTTTGCGCAAGACTTTCTCGGCGAGCGGACTTCTAGGGTTTTGTTCTGCAATTTTATGCATTACCTCCTTCCAAGTATTGTCTGTTGTCTTACCAGACGCATCACCACTTCCACTGTAATTAAAGTTCGGAGGTGTTTCGTAATATCTTTCTAGATGCGGATTTTGCTTTTTAAAATCATCATAAGCAATAATCGACATCACGTGTTCTTCAATTTTCTTGTTCTTCTTGTTCAAGAATTCATATGTTGGCACAGGTTATTCCTCAGTATGTCTCACAACACTTCCGTTCGGTTGCACGTGATAGGCTTTAAATTCCACATCAGGATGATCCTTCTTAAGAGCAAGAAAATGCTTTAGATTATCCTTGCTATCATCATATAGAGTTGCACGTTTGTGCGCACCAGCTGTAATTTCTTTGCTGATCATTCTTGCCTTCTTCTCGGCAACAGTCCCTTCGCTCTTATCATTGCCAGCGCGATGAATATGGATATTATCGATGTCAACGCCATGCTTGCGGAAGGCATGCAGGAATTTGTCCTTATTGTCGAAGTCTGCTCTGGCTGTTGCAATGATCACTTTGCTGCCAGTCTTTTTGGCGTTAGAGTGAATTGCTTTCATCTTAGAAAGCATTCGAGTCATTGGTTTGGACTCTTTGTCAAACTTCTCTGCAGAACGAAACTCGCTATAGTCATAGTGGTGACCTTTAGGGAGTTTGTGAGTGTTGTACTCAGAATTGCTCAGAGAGCCGACTTCTTTGTTTCCGTTCATGACCTTAACCCTTGCCGTTGTGTGGAAAAGGGTGTCGTCAACGTCGAAGGCATGGAGACCATGCCCTTCTTTCTTGGCTTCTGTTAGGTATTCGGAAAAGGTTTTCATAACCTTATTTATACCAGTTTGGAGTCCCTCGAATCTTCCAACTAGCCATTCGACGCTTATGCGTGCGGTAATAATTACGATAGGCTTCTACGGTGTCTGCAGTCTTACAGTCGTCGGGCATAGCCTGTGGCGGATCTTCCCAAGGTGGCTCAATCGGAATATTCACAGGTGCATTTAGAAGAGGTATTAGAAGAGCCTCGCACTTGTGATACTTGCCGTCGTAGCGATACTTGTACTCGCCGATTAGCTGATAGAATAGATCATACAGCCAGCGATAGTGATCGATATTAGATCTAGCCCACACAGCACTTGGGTGATTGAGGTGAGAAACCTTATACATAACAGCTTCACGTTCATCATTTAGTTTCCAATTTTTGGTCTTGCGATTAGACGCGCTTGTCTCAATAGACATCGTTCCGTCTAGAACGCGATGCGCGGCGGACAACAATTGAGCGGACTCAAGTATCATCTTAACAACATGTTTATCACAATGATACTGTGCTGCCACCCGCACATCGCGATCTAGAAAGAAGATATTCATATTACGACCAGAATTCATTCCACAGCGAGATAACATCATCAATTGAGTCGACATTTACAGCCAACTTCTGAACCTTACCATCGGCAAATGGCTTTTTGTGATTATTCTTTGCAAGCCACTTCGTCAGATTATTTTTAATCGAATCAAGTTTAGTGCCTTCGGAATTGATTTCGAAAGTGACCTTCGTCGGTTGTTGAACGTCAGTCGGATTCCAATAGAACATCATATACATCTGATTGCGCGCATTACTCAACACGAACGTAGTGGTTGCATTGATCTTAATTTCGCGCACACGATTGCGAAAAGATTCGTAGTTGTTTAGATACCAATCGGGAAGAACAGCAAAGTTATCATACTGATCGTTCTCGAATTCAGAAAACATAGAAGAAAGAGAAGTCATAATAAAACATTCCTTATAGTGACCAGAAACTAAATTACTTTCAGGTTCATGTGTAGTTATTAGATAAGACTCTAGAAGAAAAGACTGCCAGTCTTTTTTGTTTTCGAATCTCTCTAGATTTTTAGCAACAATAAAACAATCTTCTGGGTCGAATGATTTTTCATTCACATGCGCCCAACAACGATCGAAATTACCCTTTCCAGTGTAATAGGGTTTAAGAGTATCGCGATCAATATATTGATAAACATATTGACCTAGACTCAAAAAGAATTCACTAGTAGGTTTGCGCATAAAAAGGGGCAGGTATTACCCTGCCCCAAAGGGTCAAGCCAGACCCAGCTGATTGCGCAGATCGGCAAGTTCAGCGTCGCTCACCTCAGTGATATCGAGGTCAGCATCGAGCGTGGGAACGTCGAACTCATCATCCTTAGCAGCCTTGCGGCTCACTACAGTCTTCGTCTTGGTAGCCTTGACCTTGGGAGTCTTAGCGACCTTTGGGGTCTTAGGGGTCTTAGGGGTCTTAGTCTTAGAAGAACCCTGAGTCGTGATCATCTTAGCTGCGATGTCAGCCGCATTGGTTAGCTTATACGATTCAACCTTACGACCATTTCGCTCAGTATCGATCTCACCGCCAGCGTGGCGACGTAAACCGAAAATAAGAGCCATCACGGTTGAAGGCTTGCAGCCAAGATTGGTGACTAGAGAATCGAAGCTGACGGACTTGCCGCTCTTCATCATCTCATAGACCTGAA